GCAAATTCACTAGCAGATGGTGCCTCAATCGGACAAATGAAAACACTTGTAGTCTCAGGAGCAGGTACTGTAACACTTACACCTGCAAACTTTGGACCAGGAACAACATTAACATTAGAACAAAACGAATCAGCAGTTTTAATCTGGGAAGGTACAAACTGGCAAATACTTAGCACATATGGTGGCGCAGTAGCATAAGGAGAATAAAAAATGGTAGCAATAGTAACAGACCCGCTAAAACAATTAGTCTCGGATTTGATTAAGATAAACGATAGTGATGCAAGTAATAATTACTATGCGGCGATTGGTCGTTCAGAGCAATGGAATGCGACAGATACACCACCAACTCCACTAAGAAATTTATCAGACGAAATAAAGTTTAGAAACTCTATGCAATCAGTAAAATTAATTGGTGATGTTTCAAGAGTTGTTCCTAGAGCAAACTGGACATCTGGTTCAATATACGATGCATACGATGATGCATCAATAGGATATCCAACAAATACTTATTACGTACTAAACAATAATCAACAAGTATACATGTGTCTTCGTCAAGGTAAAAGTGCGACTGGTGTAGTGCAAGTATCAACAGTAGAACCTACTGGTGGTACAAATGGTACTCCATTTAGAGGAACTGATGGATATGTATGGAAGTTTTTGTATTCAATTAGTTCATTAGATGCAAGTAAGTTTCAATCTGCAAACTTTATACCTGTAAAATTAGTTGAAGGAATAGACACAAACTCTCCTGTTTCTGACCAAGAACAAAAGGGTGTGCAAGATGCGGCGATTAAAGGTCAAGTTGTAGGTTATGATATTATTACACCGGGTAATTACACTAGTACACCAACATTAACAATTGAAGGTGATGGTACTGGCGCACAAGCAACTGCAGTTTTGAGTAACAATCAAATTGTTGATGTAAAAGTTACAGATAGTTCAGACAACACTTTTAAACTTGCAAACATGGGACAAAATTATAACTATGCAAGTGTTAAAATTACTGGTGGTGGTACTGTATCTGCAAAAGCACAGATTAGACCAATACTTTCACCTCCAATGGGACTTGGACATGACCCAACAGACGATTTAAAATCATCATCATTGATGTTTAATGCTAAACCGACAGGTGAAGAAAGTCTTGACTTTATTATTGGACAAGATTTTAGACAAGTAGGATTATTAAAGAATCCAAAAGTTGATTCATCAGGAAATGTATTTAGACAGTTAATGGTTCAAGGTAGACATTATTCTGGTGATTCAGACTCTGGTGGTGGTACATTGTTTACTGCATCTACAGGTAGAGCAGTAAGAGGATTACAAATGGCATCTGTTTCTGCTAACTTTACAGAAGATAAAACAATTGTTGGTAGTACTTCAGGCGCAAAAGCAATTGTAGATAAAGATTCAGGTTCAGGTAGTGGAACTGCATTGTTCTATCATCAAAATGACTCAACAGGATTTGCAAACTTTATTGCTGGTGAGGCACTAACAGAATCAGATGGAACGGGTGCTGGTAATATAGAAGCATCATCTGGATATGATAGTGGTACTGCCGCATTTATAAAAGCAGAAGTAAATCCATTTACTGGTGATTTACTATATATCGATAATCGTGCGGCAGTTACAAGGTCTGCAGAACAAACAGAAGATATTAAAATCGTAATACAGGTATAATACTATGGCAACAACATTTACTAAAAATACATTCGGAGTTACCTATAAAGATGACTTCGCAGATAGTGATAATTATCATAGAATATTATTCAATTCTGGTAGGGCAGTCCAAGCAAGAGAACTTACTCAATCGCAAACTATAACTCAAGAAGAAATTGCACGATTTGGTAGACATGTATTTAAAGATGGTGCCGCAGTTAATCCTGGTGGTCCAACAGTTGATAACTCATATGAATTTGTTAAATTATCAAGTGCTATTACAGATGACCAAGTCACTTCACTCGTTGGACTAGAATTTACTGGTGCTACATCAAGTATTAAAGCACGAGTTATTAAAGTAGCACAAGCAGTTACAGACACTTCTTTATCAGAATTATCTGCAAGTGTTTCAGCAACTGGTGACCCTGCAACTATCTTTGTGCAATATACAGATACAAGCACAAGTGGTTTAGGTGGTACTACGCCCGTAAGATTTACTCCCGGAGAAAACATTACTTCAGGTGCAACAACTTTAACAGTTCAATCAACGAACACTACTGCTAACCCGGCAACAGGACAAGGCACATTAATCAGTAATGCTTCTGGAACTTTCTTTGTAAGAGGACATTTTGTTTTTGCTAAAGAACAATCTATTTTATTAAGAAAATATTCTAAGTTTCCAACAGAAGTAGTTGGTTTTGTAGTCACAGAAGATATAGTCACGTTTGCAGACGATGCCGCATTGTATGATAATCAAGGTGCAGTACCAAATACTACTGCCCCAGGTGCAGACCGATATAGAATTAATTTAACACTTACAAGAAATTCAGATGTTACAGGAACACAAAACTTTGTTTTCTATTGTAGTGTAGTTGCTGGTGAAATATTAGAACAAGTAACTGGTACAGATAATTATAGTACAATAGGAGATGCCCTTGCTTTAAGAACAAGAGAAGAATCTGGTAATTATCTTGTTAATCCATTTAGATTAAGTTTACAAGCAGATTCCGCAGGAGCACCATCAAATCTAATTGCAAACGTATCTTCAGGAACTGCATACATAAATGGATATCGTTGCGAGAAAAACACTCCATCACAACTTGTTATACCAAAACCAAGAACAACAACTACGATTAATAATGAAACTGTTGGTATAAACTATGGTTCATTTGTTGTTTGCGATACTATTGAAGGTCTTATTCCTGTTGATGGTACACGAGTAAATATATCAACATCAACAACTAATCCAGGTGCTAGTATTATTGGTACTGTAAGAGTTCGTTCAATAACAAAAGATGGTGCTAATTTTAGAGCATATCTTTACGATATACAAATGAGTTCTGGACAAAACTTTAGAGACGCCAAAACTATTGGTTCAGGCACAACAGACTTTTTAAAAATAAAACTAGAGAGTAGTAAAGCAATACTAAAAGAAGGAAGCAATAGTGCAATAGTATTTCCTACGCCTAGAGTAAGACCAAAAACTTTATCTGATATTAACTTTGAAGTACAAAGAGTCTTTAGTGGTACAGTAAGTGGAGGAAGTGTTACACTAACTGCATTGAGTGGAGAAACTTTTGCAAATACCGCTGATTGGATTGTTACTACAGATTCAAGTGGTGACAGAGTTGCTAACCCAACTTTTGGGTCAGTAGGGTCACAATCATTAACTCTTTCTGCATTGCCAGATGGACCACACACAATTTATGCAAAAGTAAACAAAAGCAATGGTACTTCAAGAACAAAAACACTTGCAGAATCAACTGTCACTAGAGCGCCTATTACAAATGGTGTTGCTGATGGAACTGCAGGACAATTAACTTATGTAAAACTAGACCATCCAGATATTTACACAATTGAAGAAATAAAAGATGGTAGTTCAAGTGGTAATGATATAAGTGCTAACTTTGATTTAGATAATGGACAAAGACCAGCATTTTATCAGACTGGTAGAATTATCTTAAAACAAAGTGCAACTGCGCCAAGTGGTAATGTTTATGTTAAGTACAAGCACTTTACACATGGTGCGACAGGTGACTTCTTCTCAGTAAATTCATATACTGGTCAAGTAGAATACGAAGACATTCCTGATTATAGACCAGACCAAAGAACAATCGTAAATTTAAGAGACGTAGTTGACTTTAGAGGTATAAAAGCATCTGATAGTGGTTCGTCTGCAGGTGCATTTACTCATACTCACGATTTACCTACAACAGGTGATATTGTAAATACAGATATTGAATACTATTTACCGAGAGCAGATAGAGTTGTTGCAACTACTAAAGGGACATTACAACTTATTTCAGGTCAGGCAGGTTTTGCTAGACAACTACCACCTATACCTAATGATACTTTAAATCTATTTGAAGTAAATATGAATGGTTATGGTATATCGGATTCAGATGCTAGTGTGAAAACACTTAAATACAAAAGATTTAGAATGAAAGATATCGCTAGACTTGAAGAAAGAATTGATGGATTAGAAGAAACAACTGCATTATCATTTTTAGAAGCACAAACAGAAAACTTATTAATTACTGATTCTAGTGGTACTGCTAGAACTAAATCAGGTTTCTTAGTAGATAACTTTAATGATAGAGGTTTATCTGATGCTCAAGACCCAGATTATCGTGCATCTGTTGACCCTAGTACAAATACTTTACACCCGCATGTTTCAACACAAAACATACCTTTAGTATATGATTCTGGTAAATCTACAAATACCATATTAAAGGGTGATAATGTTTACTTGACACATACAGAAGATTCTGCTATAGTACAACCACTTGTTTCTGGTACAGAAAATGTTAACCCATTTGCAGTAATAACTAATGAAGGTCAACTCAGACTTTCTCCTGCATCTGACACATGGACAGACACTAAATATGACCCTGCAAAAGTTGTTAACGAAGAAGCAACTATTGACATTGGTGATGTTAATGGTAACGGAAATCAAAATGCTCAAGCATTGAGAATGATATGGAATAGTGTTAGACTTAATAATATCGTAGATGGTTCTGGTAATTTAGACACAACTCCTTGGTTTGGTAACTGGGTATGGAACTGGGCAGGTATTGAAGCAAGAGAAACACTTTCAGTTGTTAGTGATAATGGTGGAAGAAGAAGAACAACAACTTTCTCACAAAGACAAGTTGTTGGTTCAGGAACAATCAATGAAATAATAGGCGATAGGACTGTATCATTAACATTTATACCTTTTATGAGACCGAGATTAGTATTTTTTAGAGCAGAAGGTTTAAGACCTGCAACTAGATACTATCCATTCTTTGATGGTGTATCATTTGATAATTTTGTAAAAGCAGAAACTTTTAAAGATGTTAGTGGACAAGAGTATAGAGGTAATCAGTATCAAAATTTAAATGCTCACCCTAATACTGCATCGACTTTAACTACAGATGCCGCTGGAAAAATAGAAGGTTCATTCTTAATACCATCTTCTGATACAAATAAGTTTAGAGTTGGTGAAAGAGAATTTAAGTTATTAGATATTTCTGTTGATGATGAACCATCTTCAACTTCTTTTGCTTCTGCAATTTTTACTGCTAAAGGCACATTAGACACTAGACAACAAACTATACGTTCAACTAGATTAACAGTTAATGCGACAAGAATATGGGAACGAGTCACATGGCATGACCCACTTGCACAATCATTTATGGTAACTTCACCAAATGGTATGTTTATAACTAAAGTACAATGTTATTTTGCTAGTAAAGATGCAAGTATTCCTGTACAATTACAAATAAGACCAATGGTTAATGGTCACCCAAGTTCATCACAAATTTTCCCAGGGTCATCTGTATTTGTTAATCCTGCAAGTGTAAATACTGCGACAGGTACTCAAGCAAATGTTATTGCGGCACCAACAGATTTTGTTTTTGACGAACCAATATTCTTAAATGCTGATACAGAATATGCAATTGTATTACTTTCAGATTGTACAAGTTATAATGCATATGTTGGTAAAACTTATGAGTTTGAACTAGGTAGTACTGAGAAAAGAATTAACAAACAACCTTCAATGGGTAGTTTGTTTAAATCACAAAATGGTACTACATGGGAACCAGACCAAACACAAGACTTGGCATTTAAAATATTCAAAGCACAATTTACAACTGCTGGTGGTATTGCGACATTCCAAAATGCAAGTGTGCCAAAACAAAAATTAATTAGTAATCCAATACTAACTACTGCAAGTAGTAAAGTCATAAATGTATTGATGCCAGACCATGGATTACATGTTAACGATACTGTTATGATTGAAGGTGTTAGTATTAGTGCTGGACAAAATGGTATTGACTCTGCGGGTACTTTAAACCAAGGAAGTCTTCATGCAAAACATACTGTAACTGCAATAGATGGTAATGGTTTTCAATTCAATGCGCCACAATCAGGAAATGCAAGTGCATCTGGTTATATAGGTGGTGATAATGTTACATGTACGAAAAATATAGAATTTGATTTAGTCGTACCAACTCTTGACACACTTATACCAGAAGATACTACATTTAGTTTAGGTGCTAAATTTACTACAGGTAAATCTCTTGCTGGTTCAGAAACAAGATTTGTCAAAGATGCTAGTTTCTCAAATGATATTAAAATAGGTGACGAAAACTTCTTTGATGCTCCTAGACTGATAGCACATGATTCAGATGAAGATGCTGAGTTAGGTGTAGGAACAGGACACGGTAATAAGTCTGTAGAATTACGAGCAACTATTGATACAATTAGAGCAGACGTT